GATCAGGAACTGCAGCTGCGCAAAACTTGTCGAACGCAGCCCTGGGTCGTCACTCGTGTAGGTCGGGTTATAGACGGGGACGTTTTGATTGACGACGACCGTCTGGTTGCCACCACCACCACCACCACCGCCGCCGCCTGCGCCGTGGATCTTCTTGGTCATGACAACACCACCCCGTTTACATACCCCAGCAGGCCGTTAGTGCCTGAAGTCGTGACACTTCGCGTTTCTGGCAAGTTGCGCAGGTCAAAGCTAATAATTCGCGGGGATCTGACCCTTCGCTGGCCATACAGGACAGGAACGCACTCACCTTGACCGCCTGTGCCTTGGTTGCGGCTAAACAGGTTCGATTCAAGATCTGCCGATCTAGCGGCCTCCGTACCCGAGACGCTGTTCTTTGCATTGATGCCGCTTAGCTGCGGCGTCGGCGTCACTAGGTCCGCAATACCGCCAAGCACCAACGCACCACCAATTAAGCCAACGCCCAGCATTGAACTCAAGCCGAAGGTGGCAGCAGGAACAAAAATCGCTACCGCAATTAGCACCACCCCGAGCAAAATCTTTCCGACACCACCAGCGCCCTGCAAAACAGGAGCAAAAATAATCGTCCTTGCACTTGTGCCACGCTCCAGTTCATCCTTGTCCAGGCCTTCCGCCTGATCAGTCACTACGCGCCAGGCAACACCCCGCTCGTGCTGTTCAAGGACCCAGGCATAGAAGCCCGGACGAAGTGCTTCAAGCGCCCTTAGCGCCTCTGCTGGGGAAGACGCTGCAATCTTGAAAACTCGCCCAAACTTTTGCCCCGCAGCGCCTAGAAGTCTGACCGTTTTCAGCTCTTCCATAACGCATGAGGCCGTAGGACGAGTCTAAGTCGCCTCTCCCACCAGCCCCCAAACCGCTCCAGCCGACTTCTTTTTTCGGCCAGGTGGTGCAGGAAGTGCTGGTGATCAACGAAGACGCCGACGTGATCAGTATGGCCAGCGTGGTCGCCGAGGTTCATCAGCAAGATGTCACCCTCCTGGTACGGCCCATTGGCGACAGGTCTGCCGACATGTTTCCACTGTTCATCGAATGGCCGAAACTCTGGGGTGTTCCATTCGCCCCAGCGGCCACGCGGCCACGCGGGGAGCTGCACGCCTAGCTCCGCCAGCTTGTCGCTCACCAGGCTGTAGCAGTCGTAAATCCCAAAGCAGAACGGACGACCAACCAATGGCGCGATGCCATCAGGATCCGCCTGGACAAAGCTGTCCGTCCGCAAGCAATAAACCGCCCAAGGCAACGTGTCCTGGGCCATCACCTGTTGATCCAGCGGACTAAAAGCTTCTAGCTCTAAATGGCTATGCCAGACACCCTTGATCCCTGCCTCGTCCCAGTGGGCGTAGGCCATCGGGCTGATCTCGAACTCCTCCACAGGATTGGCGGCTCTGTTTTGCACCTCGACCACCCGACCATCCTGCAAAACAAAACCGCAGGTTTCTTGCGCTGAAGTCGCGGACGCCATCTTGCGTATTTCGCGTTTCTGGTCAGGCGTGAGCCAGTTCATAGGGTCAGACCAGGGAAACCGCCATAGGGCAAGTCGGCGTAGGTCTCCGTCACCGGGTCGTAGTACCTCAGACGGCAACTACTTAAACGCTTCCCGCAGACGTCGTTGGTATCAGCAGGCGGAAGAGGTGCGGCTTGGTAAGCAGCAACAGCGTTGTCGTAATCCGTTTTTGCGTTGTTGTAGTTCGTCTCTGCGGTCTGATAGTCCACATAGGCCGCATCAGATGCCGCCTTGGCGGTGTTGTAGTTGGCCTGAGCAGTTGCGACAGCAGCATCCAACTCAGCAGTCCGGTTGTAGGTCCTCTCCCACCGCTGGATCTTGTAGTGGGTGCCAGCTTGGTCATAGGGGATTGGGCCTTGAGAGCGATAGTAAGGTTGTGCTCGCACCACCCCTACAACTGGGCCCTTGCGCCATTCAGAGCCGCCACCTTTGTCAATGCCTGCCCAGTAAGCGTGGTGACCGCCGCCAAAGGTGCTGTAGTCGATCCAGGCGTAGGTGTTCGAATTGATTACACCCCGCTGGTAGCTATAACGCTCCTCCACCATCGTGTCTTCGCCGTTGTAGTTATCCCTCGCGTTCTGAGCGCCAGTCAGTTCGTTCTCCCTCTGGTTTGTCAGGTTGATTGCTGCGCTGTAATTACTCTCCGCAGTCCTTAACGCTGACAGCTTCCCGTCCATGTTCGCCCGTGCATCGAACAACGCCTGAAGTAGCGGATAGGTGCTCGTTACCAGCGGCTGGTCATTGATGTCAGCAACAGGCGGCCCCGAGTAACCACAGCCATCGCCGCGATAAACCCAAGGGCAGGTGTAACGCAACGCTTTCCGCCTGGGCAGCGTCACCCCGTCCAGGTCGAACGCAGTGCTCAGCCTGAAAGTGACCGCCAGCTTGCTCTCTTCCTCCTTCTGCTGGATCGTCCAATCTTCATCGGGCCAGTGACCGTTTGGGTCAGGCGCTGTACCGTCGTCTAAATAACGCCGCAGAACGCGACGTCGCGTGAGCTTTGCACCGATCAAATCGTTCCAGACGTTGACCAGTGCAGTCCACTCCAGGCCAATGTTGCCAAGCGTGATCGAAGGGCTCGGTGGAACGCCCTCGGTCTTCAGGTTGAAACCGCCAGCCTGATATGGGATAGCGATGTACTCCTCCCCGTCATAAAAAACTGGCTGACCATCTGCCACGACCCAGTTACAAAAACGGATGTAGCGGTTCGCGGGGTCAAGCGAATCATCCAATGGGCCGAGATCGAGGATCCACAAATCGACAATCGCGTCTCCGCTTAAACCCTGAAGGTCGGCGTTATCGGCAAACGTCCGGTCGGAGGCCATTAGCGGTAGAACCTCTTAAGGGTGAAGTTGATACGGGCCAGATTGTCGTTGAAGTTCCACTCCCAGCTGTAGGGGTCCAAAATCCAACGCTTTTCTTCGGTTTCGTACGGTGCTGTCCAAGCAAAGCTGTTGGGACCAAGAGCAATAATCTCCTGCTCTAGATCCTGCATAGCGTCGATGTCGCTATAGACCGTCGTTACGTTCCAGGTCTCCATCAGGGTGTTGACGCCGTCAGGACGTCGGGCCAGGTAGCCGTCGCCGTACTGCTGCTGGAGCGTTCGAACAGACGTTTGCTTGGTTGCGTCCACTGACACGCAGAGCGTGCCCAGGGTCATTTCAGTGGTGCAGGAGACTGGCATGGTTTACCTCGCAAGCATTCCGCCGGGGCGGCGCTCTCTCATAAGGATGGCGGTTACAGAGCTGTTGATCAAGCGTCCCAGCTCAGCACCTTGGCTGCTGTCGACATTGGATGTCCCGTCTCCGTTGATAGTGACATTAACGACGCTGTTTACGCCGCCTCCGGCACCATTTGGAATGATCGTGCCGCTCTTGCCGGGGACAAACATCTCCGGACCTTCTTCACCCACCAAGTAGGGGCGGTTGGCGGAAACCGGACCACCGTTTGCTCGGGCACCACCGAAGTTGCCAGAAAGGATGCTGAAGAAACCTTGGCGGTCATCACCACCGAGGGCGCTTAAACCAGCTTTAAGCAACAGGCTTGAAAGACTCCTAAGTGTGCTAGTAAGAGCTTGGTTCCAATCGTTTGTTCCTTGAATCAGAGTGTCAAACAGACCGGCCATTTGCTGGCCGACACCGGCAATAGTTTGTTCAAGAATTTGACGTTGGTATTCCTGAGCTTGCACACCTCTTTCTATAGCCTGATTCTTTCTCAATTCTAAGTAAATTTGCTGTTCAGTTAGTTCAGCGTTGTCCTTAGCCAGATCCCTGGCGCGTACCCGGAGTCCAGCGTCCTCCTCTCCGTACTGCCTGCGCAGCTCAAGAGCTTTGCGCTCGTTAAAGATGTCCTCAAGTGGCTGCAAATCTTTTTCACGGCTCTGCATTGCTTGAGCACCGGAGGCAATATACGCTTGGCGAATACGAAGCCGCTCACGCTCCAGGTTCATTGTGGTGAGTATGTTTTGCTGCTCAGCGTTAAACAGTTCGTTAATTCGTTCTTGGGTCTGAGCTGTCTGAACCCGAATTTGCTGGAGGTCTTGGCTTAGCTTTGTAGCTCCACTTAGTTTGGCCAACTGAACTTCAAGCTGGTTACCTAAGCGCTCACCGGCTTTTAGCGATTGCTCAACTTCTCGGGTTCTTTGACCTGCCGATTTTGTACTTGCTTTATCCAGTGCTTGTTGCTTTCTGGCAAGGAGGGTGGCCTCTTTGTTTAGCCGTTCGGCATAGATAAGTTCGAACTCTTTATTTTTGGCTGCATCAGTTAGCTGCTTGTTGTTTACTTCCTGAATTTTTAGAGCTTGCTCTTTTAGAATTAACTCTTTTTCGGCTTCAAAAACTGCGTTATTAGTTATGTCGCCATTTAGTTTGGCGATAGCTAATTTTTGCTTTTCTATGTCTAACTGTTTGTCAAGTATTGCTAGCTCTTCCTGACCCCCTCCCCCCGCTTCAAGCGTTCTTTGGGTACGCACCAGGGCTTGGATTGCCCGCTGTTGCTGATCGATGTTGACGCCCCCGGTTCCGACGCGGGAAGCCTCAAGGCGCCTAAGGTTTTCGGCTTGAGCTGGATCGTTGGACGCAAGCGCTCTGTCTAACAGCGCGGTGTCAGCCAGGTTTTGAGTGAACTGGAGGAAGCCTGGAAGTGAATTGATTATCCGGGCTACCCCAGCCGCCATGACAGACATGGCTCTGTCAAAGGCGTTGCCGAGCCTTACAGTCGCCTCACCAAAATCTTGGAGAGCGGTTACGCCGTCGTCACCAACAAGAGTGGCCAGCACGCGCTGAGCTTCAGCGGCAGCAGCGGCGGCATCACCTGAGTCCTCTAACGACTTGATGTACTCCTCAAGAGATGTTCCAGAGATACCAGCGGCTTTAGTAACCGCGTCGATGTCTCCGGTAAGCGGGTTGAGGGCTTGACCAAGCTTTGCGACAGAAGCAACGACGTCGTCAACGATCTGGCCAATCGCACCACCAAAGATTTGACCACCAAAGCCTTGGCCAGCAAACGAACCACCCAAGCTGCCAAGCACGCTGCCCGGTCCAGCGCCAAACAGCAAGGGAAAGCCAACGCCTAGGGCAACACTCTCAAGCCTCTTCGTGTTTGCCTGAGCAAGTTTTTCCTGCTGCTTTTGACTCTCAAGGCGTTGTTTTTCTAAGGCTGCTAGTTGTTTTTGTGCCTCAATTTGGGCGTAAGTTATATCTAAGCTGGACTCGTCTATCTTCTTGGACGCTTGCTTAGTTTGCCCAATTTGAGTGCTGATGTCGCGCATCTGGTTGAGCGCGACGTTCCAGCTCATCTGGACGCGAGCTGAGGCTTCATAGGTGCGGTTGATGCCGTTGGCACTTTCTAAAACTTTGCCCTTGTACTTACTAAGACGAAGGGCGGCTTCTTCACTTTTCTCGGTAAAACGAGCACCGCGAGTCGTTTCTTCGGTAAGCGCTTTTTCGACATTGGCCGCAGTCTGAAGCGCAGCAGTCCGCT